ATTTACATCAAGGATGTCACAAAGATTGAGGTGTTAGAACATGGCGGGAATTGTGTCAAAATTGGATTCAACCATGATAGCCGATTGGTGTTTCAAGAGTTCGATTTTTTTAACCTTAAACAGTGTGAGGAATTCTACAATGAATTAATGGATTTGGTTTATCCTGAAATGTATAGAGAATGGGTGGAAGAAGAAAAAGCATAACGCTTCAGGACATAAGGAATGCATGTAAGCAGATGGATCGGAATAAGCCAGTACAAACTCCATACCACTGGTGGGGCAGCCCTAATAGTATATACTTTCATTTGCGATTCGGATTTTCCGTTTGGATTCCTATCACCGAGGATACTCCAGAGAACAATCCATATCCCAGCACTATAAATATCAGGCTTGAATTTGCAACCATGCGGAAGGATCGATTTGTAGGAATTAAGTTAGGTGTATTGATGTTATTAAATAAAGGATTTGAGGCCGATTGGGAAAATGGTGTTCTTATGAAGAAACCTGAATTTATAAAAATATAATGAATAAATACGCAGTAGCAGCCTTATTTGAGAAGATGCAGGGAGAGAGCCTAAAGCAAAGCCTGTTGATTCAAATCGTTGATGCCAACAATGAACCAGAAGCGATACTGGTGGCCTGTGCCATCTGTCAATCTGAGAATGAGGAATTGGTGGGTACAGAATTTGTAATGCACGAAATCAAACAACTATAATTATGAGCAAAGAGAACGGTAAAATCGATATCATCAGGGATAAAGTTGAGGAGCTTCAGAGGCTGGTTAGCAAGCATGATGCCACAATGGTACTGTGTATTCAGGAGAAGGACATCCTGAGGAGCAAGCACATGATCATCAATGGAACCGGCATGGGGGTTCATAATCTATTAACCAAGTGTCTCAGGCAATCAGATGACTTTGCAAAGGTATTCAGGGTGGCTTGGGGTGATTATATCAAAGCACCCAACGCATGAAGAAGCCCTGCCTGAATAGTTTCGAACGAGCATTGTTGGCAAGGGTAAGAATGGGCAGATATTGGTGGGCGAACCAGAACCTTAAACGGTATGAGCGTATTCGTAAGTGCAGGGATTTTCTTAAATGGATTGGATTGAGATGAACGATCAACTAATATCATTCGATACAGCAAAGCTGGCAAAGGAGAAGGGGTTTAATATTGTTTGTTATGACAATGGAAATGAGCGAAGTTATGACGAGGATGGAGAGGTAGTTTATGGGAGTGTAAAATCGTGGGATGATTCTAAGTGTCCTGCTCCTACCCAATCCCTATTACAGACATGGCTACGGGAGAAGAAGTCAACCGCCATATCAATTACTACTGGAGCCAATATTGACCCTGAAGGGAATCACACATATACTTATCAGGGGGGAGTTATGATAATGAAGGATAAATATTATGAACATGGCGATATTAAAAATAAGCAGTCGGATGATTTTCAAGCATTTTTCAAAACCTATGAGGAAGCGTTAGAAGCAGGACTTAAACACGCATTAACTTTAATCAAATGAAAGCAGAAGAATTACGTATAGGGAATTTTGTACATACTCCACGAATTAAGGATGCAACTCACTATGAGCAGGTTACTGGTATAGATTCAGAAGTAGGGAGAATCGAAACGGGCCATGAGATTGATGACTCGTTTGAATATGAAGATATACAACCCATCCCACTAATAGAATATTGGTTAAAGAAGTTTGACTATGAGGAGGATAATCTATTCGGAAACTGGCATTTGAATCAGTATAAAATATATTCTCATAATGGTGGTTATGGAAACACGCTTGGTGTTGATGATGATGGTGGGGTGCACTGGTATTTTGCCTGTTCAGATGATTATTATTCATGGACTAAGAGACTTAAATATGTTCACCAATTACAGAATATGTATTTCGTTAACAGAGATGCAGAACTAACTATACAAAATGGACAAACAACCAGTAAAAAAAGTAAGGAAACCACGTAAGGCCAAACAATATAAGAAGGGCATTGACTGGATCAGCGTGTCAATTGACATCCCCATCCTATTGAGAGTGAAAGGCCGGCAGGGATTATTCTGGCCCATCAAAGGACATGAATTCAAGTCAGGTATGATCGGTGTGCATCGATTGCTCAGGGATGAGAAATACCATGTGAGGAAAACAGATCTGGAGAGAATCGGTGGTGCTTTTATTATGATGCAAGATGGATCAAACACTCCCATTGCTGATGCATTCGACAACCTCCAGAAGCAGTTCAAGAACCTGCCATGCAAGGTAGCAACCAAGGATCAGATCTGTCCTGGCCACAATCCTTATGAGTTCAAGGATTACCATGCATCCAAGGTGATCAAATGGTATAATGAAATTGTCAGTGCTATTGCTGATGCAACCAAGGAAGAATCAAAATGACAACATTAACAGTTAGTATAATCGTGGGCTCCATCTGTTTATTTGTGGGCTTTTTAGTTGGCATCGTTGTAGGTGTCATGGTGATATTAAGAATGGATCGACAACCAGATTAAATTATATAAATTATGAGCAACCCAACAATCACAGCAGTAAGACTATCAGACGGTGCACGGGTGGAGGTTTACCGATTGCAATCAGGAGGCTATTGCCTTTATTCAGATTGTAATACCAAGTACACGAAGGATGAACTAAAACTGCCTAACAAATGAAACCACTATACACAATCAAATGGCCTGATCGAAAGTTCCCAATGCAGAACATCAATCCTGAGAGAGGTAAGGATGAGAAGTTTCAATCATACAAACTCAGGCTCAAGCAATTCAACTATGCCATCCGAAGGTATTTACGTGAGGGCATGAAACCTGAGAAAGTTAAAATTAAACCTAAGAAAAAATGAGCAAGCCAACAGAAGATCAAATAACCATCAATAAGCTTAGGGAAATCATTAAAGGTAAGAATGATGAGGTTGAGGAGTTTCAATCTATTGTCAAAAATGAACGGGCAAAGAATCAGAATATGGTCAATAAGATCACTAATATCCAGAGCGAAATGCAACCTCGGATTCATAGGCTGGAGGGATTGTTTATGGCGAAATACACTCCTAATCAAATAGCATTTAATTGTGGATCAATCAAGTCAGAACTTAACAGATTGTTCATTCGGCTGGGTATATTAATTGAAGATAATAGATGAACTACCAGCTCCTCAGGCAGCTAAGGAAGGCCAAGAAGTTGACTGTCAAGAAGATGGGTGGCCGTGTTGGTGTCAGTGGTGTGTACATCAGTTACATCGAACGTGGCCTCAGAGCACCCACTGTGGATGTGCTTGAGAGAATATGCAATGAGCTTGAGTGTGAACTGAGGATTATTATCAAATAATTTCTGCCTCAAAGTTTGGATATATCAATAATATTTTATAGCAAGTGATTTGATTGTGGAAAATAAATCTTAATTTTATGCCAAACTCTGTCCATGGCATTCCTAAGGAAACACGATTACTTCACAGAAATACGAGAAGAAGATCTTGATATAATACTTGCCCAGGCAAACCAAGTCACATCTCTAACACCCGCACAGGTACGACAGGAAAAAGAATTCCAGAGCCAATCAGACGTTGAGGCGATGATCAGGCACAGGTATGATGTCCGAAAGATATTCGTTGATGTTATTCCATGGGCCGCTGCTACTCAATTCCAGATCAATGATTTAGTTGAGTACTCCGAGACTGCATGGGATTCAGGAACTATTTATGTCAGTGGCAACAGGGTTAGTTTTCAGCAGACAGTATCCAGTGTATTACTCGATGATATCTGGGAAGCTACAGCCACAACAGTAGCAGGAGAATCACCAGTAACCACCCCTGGCAAGTGGTCTAAGAAAACAGAGAACTTTTCACTGTATCATGTTGAGAGGCCGATAATTACATCTACTCCAGACACAGCATTTTCATACACCAACAATAACTTCACCGGCAATCATGATCAGATCCTTGGATGGGATAAGTCCAAGAGCATATTCTTCACCAGACAGGCAGGTCAAATCAGAATGTATCACAGTTCAGCTGACAGGACTGCCAACAATAACTCAATCGGCTTGGTGGATTTCGATCCTAAGGCAAAGCAATTTCCGAATAACAGGCCGATTAATCAGGGTACAGATCTTGAGAATACAGTATCTGGAGAACTCAGCATCATCGGATTCATTCCAGACCTAACTGATTGGGATGTAGTGCCATCGAACTTCTATATCAAAGGCGATAACAGGGATCGATTGATTAAAAACATCACACTGAATCTTGCTATTTACCAGCTGCATAAGCTGATCAATCCTCGTAACATACCAGCGTTGAGGCTTGAGGCTAAGAACGATGCGATGAAGATGCTGACTGATATAAAGAAGGGACTGATTAGTCCAGATCTGCCAATATTCTTTGATCCAAACAAGGGACAATCAATTGCTTTTTCATCTAATCGTAAGCGTGTACATCGAATACGTCCTGAGCGACAGTCATTCGTTGATGGCGATGCAGTAAATGACTTATGAGAATACCATTCACAAATATTCAGATAGGCACTGTCACTAACCTTGATAAAAGGCAGCCGACCAGAACCAAGCTAATCGAGCAGATTGTTCAAAGGCAATTGTTCCGTACCTCTCAAGATGTGGAGGACTGGAGAAGGGCTGTGGATGTAGCCAAGAGTACTGAGTTTCCAGACAGAACAGCTCTAATCAAAGTATATAATGATGTGATGTTGGATGGCCATATCAATGGAATCCTTAACTCCATCAAGAATAAGATCAAGGCCAAGAAGTTCTTTGTCACTGATGCCAATGGCGAGAGAAGCGATGAGCGCACAGAGCAGCTTCAGAAACAGTGGTATTTCAAGTTCATCGATTGGACTATTGAATCACGGTTCTGGGGATTCTCACTGATACAGTTGGGTGATATTGTGGATGATGGATTCCCTGATATCGAGCTGGTTCCAAGAGAATATGTTGTACCAGATCTGGAGGTTGTAAAGAAAGATCTGCATGAACGTCATATCAAGACTGGCTTCCATTATATGGAGTCTCCACTGGATGATTGGTTTGTATTTATCGGTGACAAAAAGGATCTTGGATTACTGGATAAAGCAACACCACATTCACTCGCTAAAAAGAATCTATTCTCTGATGCATGGGAATACTCTGAGATATTCGGAATGCCACTCAGGTTAGGTAAGACTAACATCAAGGATACTGAGCGCAGGAAGCAAATGGAGAAGATGATGAGCCAAATGGGAAGTGCTCCATGGGGAGTATTTGATACTGATGACACAGTGGATTTTGTTGAATCAACTAAGTCCGATGCTACCAAGGTATTCTTGGATCCCATCCGTATGTCCAATGAGGAGATTAGTAAATTATTTGCTGGCCAGGTGGCAGTGTTTGATGAGAAAGCATTTGTTGGATCAGCTGAGGTACAAGAGAGATTATTCAATGAATTCATCCTATCATTTATGAGGGAGATTCAATTTGTGATTAATGATCAGTTGTTTCCCAAGATGGTGTTCCATAGGATCATGGACACTGGTAATCGATTTGAATGGGAAGTGGAGCAGGAGAGAGTATCTGTGACAGATAAAACCAAAATGATTGTTGACTTATCTCAGCATTATACAATCAGCCCAGAGATAGTTATGGAACAAACTGGCATTGAGGTTGAGGAGAAGGAAGATGATGGTGGAGATCCATCAGCTAAAATGAAATCAGTTATGAATCAGGTCGATAAGTTATATTCGAAATGGACAGCAACAGCATAGTAAAAATCAAATAGACATGGCAAGAAGCATATCCGTAATTTTCGATGAAATTATTGATGAGAAGGAAACCTTCACCAGCTTAGATGCATTGGTGCCGAATCCAGACTCATCCCAAACATTCCTTGCTGACCTAACATCAACATCCAAGGTTGCGATATGGAGACTTATCTTCTGGGTGGTAGCATTTGCCATACATGCACATGAGAAGTTGTTTGATGAGCATGTCAAAGTTGTGGAAGCCAGAGCCTTGGAGATAATCCCTGGTACTACTCTTTACTATGTAGTTGAATCCAAGAAGTTTCAGAATGGCGATGATTTGATATTCGATGAAACCACAGGTAAATTCTCTTATTTAGATTCGGCACCAATGCATCTAAGCTGGTGAAGGTTTCCTTCTCATCAATAATTTCATC